CGATTGACTGTGGAGCAAGGCCACTTCAGTTTATCACGGCCAATACTGCCGCTTGGACCATCACGGCTCCGGCTAATGATGGAAGTTGTATGCTTCTTATCACTATGCCTGCTGCTTCTGGCGTGGTGCCGACTTTCTCAGGCTTTAGTGTTGGCAGTAATACTGGTGATACTATCACTAACGCTGCCAATGCTAAGTTCACTTTGAGTATCTGGCGAATCAACGCAATCTCAGGGTACCGCGTAGCGGCTCATCAATGATTAAACCACTTCATCCACCGAACTTTATGCCTGGGGTCCATGACCCATCGGTGGCGGCGTGGATCAATGCAGTTGCGATTGCTGGCGGAACAGTTAGTAATCAACGACGGAACCTTGTTGATGATCTTATAGTAGGCTTAAAGAGTGATGGGGTTTGGCCAAAGCTTGATCGGCTATGGATTTATGCGGCAGAGAATCAAGGGGCCGCTTTGACCGACATGGCTCTTTTAGCTAAAGCGACAGCTATTGGTGGACCACCATTTACTGTGGATCGAGGCTTTGCAGGGCAGCTTACCGCTTATCCGACCGCTTACATAGATAGTGGCTTTAGGGAGCAGGCTGGCGTAGCGTTTAAGCTGAACGATTGTCATATTGGTGCTTGGGCCGTTACGACTTGTGCTGGCGGTTATATGGTGGGGCAGATCGGCCACGCAGCGGATACGACGAGTTCGATCCTTGATAATGGAACGCTGATTCATATTGACTGTACGGATTCAACCGGCAATGGGCCCAACTTCACCTATACGGCGGGACAGAACCTTGGACACTTCGTGGGTTGCCGCACTAGCTCAACAGCACTCCAGCTATATCACAACGGCGCTTCTGTCGGTACGGCAAGTAGCACAAGTGGCTCGATTACTAACGTTAGTTGGACTTGGTCAGTTACTTGTATCGACGATCATAGTGCTGGACATGTGTCGGAGAATGGAAGCACTGGTATCCTTGCAGCGGTTAGTGCAGGAGGAAGTCTAACCGCGGGTGATGCTACTAACTTTTACAACCGCCTTCGTACTTACATGACGGCCGTAGGCGTTCCATGATTCCGCAATTTGTACCAACTGCATTTATGCCACAACCGGCCGCTGGTGGTGCTTATAGCGGGCCGGGCGATGTGGTGAGTGGCGCTACCGCCTGGTGGGGCCTGCGCGGATATAATGCTGCCGTCAGTAATGGCAGCACTAAAAGCGTGAATGTGCGTCGTTCGTCTGACAACACTACGCAGGATTTTGTCATTTTATCTAATGGCAATCTAGATGTTGCTTCGATTTCTTCATTCATTGGCGGCGGCAACGGTTTTGTTACCACCCTCTACGATCAGTCCGGCACCAATAATTTGACACAGGGGAACGCGGCTAATCAGCCGCAATTGATTCTTTCCGGCCTGGGAAGCCTGCCGATCATGCAATCGACGGGCAGTCAATTTATGTTTGTTACCACATCGACCGTTGATACTCAGCCGTTCACCGCGTCAGCGGTTGCGATCAGAACGGGCTCTTTCACCTCTAGCGGCATGTGCCTTACCTCGCAATCGCCGTTCGTACAACTTGGATTCCAGAGCGTCGCCAATACGCTACATTTCTTTGCCGGGACCGACATCAATGTTTCCGCGAACGACAACGTATGGCGGTCGCTTAATGCCGTTTATAATGGCGCATCCAGTGTTCTTTATGTGGATGGTACGGCCAACAGTGGTAATGCCGGAACTAACAATTGGGGCAGCGCTGGCACCACTTGGGGATTTATGGGTTTTGTTGGCGGCAGCTATATTTTGAACGGCGATCAAACCGAGGGCGGCCTCTGGCCGATAGGTTTCAGCGCGACGCAAGCGGCAAACATGAGCACCAACCAGCACAGCTATTGGGGCTTCTAACATGACACCAAATGACCGCTTCCTTCTGTTCAAGAATATCGATGACGCAAAGGCCCGCTCTGCGGAAGCAGCAACCGGCCTCAACTGGCGCCACGCCGACCACGACACGATCGGCAGCTATTGGTGGGAAACCATCGAGCTGACCGACGGCCAAGGTGCCGTGGTGATCCAGCCGACCGGCTCGGGACCGTTCGATGAGAGCCACACGCTTGACGATGGCACCACGCACGGACTGACCGATCAAGAAGTCAAGAAGCTGAATTCTTACTCTGATATCGAGCATCTACTTCCACCACCTCCAACGCGACCATAGGAGAATCCCATGGCTAGAATGCGCCTACAACAAGCTGCTGTTCTCGATCATATCAAGCGAAAGGTCGGGCAGACCGTTGCTGACACACCCGGGAATGCCCAAGCGGGAGACATCGTCTGGACGAGCCTTAGCGCCGCGACTTGGGCACCATACATGATCGCCCTTGACGCTTCTGCGACGACGATGATGAACGCCTCTCGCTTCGCTAATACTCCTGCTCCAAGGCCGGATGGCGTTACAAGTGTAGAGGGATAACATGGCCAGATGGAAGCTGAAAGCTCCTCACTACATCCTGATTCAAGGTAGTGAGTGGCAATACATCGAGACTGACCTTCAAACTGGAAGGCAGATGAGAAAGATGTATGCCGTCCCGGCACTTCTCGATCCGAATCAACCTGGGAATTCACAGGAGAGGCCAAATGACGGAGCAGGAGGATACACAGTCTGCTACGAAGGAAGAGGACAGCCCAACGATTACGTCTTCGCAGGTGATCCAACACCGGATATGGAACCTATTGACGATGAGGCAAAGGTCATCTCAGCGTCGAGGAAGGAGTTCTGGAAGCATCCCATTGAGGATCTGCCAGTATCCTATAGCCAGTCCATACTTAATGATCTTCAGCGACAAGTCGCAGACCTAGCGGTAGCTGGAATGAATGTGACGCCGATAAACCAGCCACCAAGGTCGCTCAAGGGGATTGATCCAAGTGAGTTCGCAAAGCTTCAAGAACAGGTTCAAGCTTTGATGGAAGCGAACGCTCAGCTTCAAAAGAAACTGATGGAGCGAGGTACTAGGAGGATCTGATGCCTCAGATAGCATTTCTGGCTGGAGGCTCTGGTGCGGTTGGCCCAACCTCCGGTGGGAAGATACATGCTAACAACAACTTGAGTCCGACACCGCAGCAACTTGTCGGAGGGAATCCGCAAAGGGTAAGCATCACCTTCCATAATCCGGGGCAGGTTGATGTGATGATCTACCCTGGGGCCGACTGGCAAGGGAATCCGATAGCTGCGACTCCAACAGCACTTGGCGGTTGTCTTAGGGTACCTTCGGTTAACGGGTACTTGCTAATCACTGGAGAATGCCAAGGATCTTGGTTTGGCTTTACCCTTGCTGGTCCAGGCGGGAATCCGTTGACCATTATGGAGAGCAATATATGAAGAAGCTAGCTCTTCTTGCACTGCTGCTTTCCACTTCTGCCCAGGCTCAAGTTATTGGGTCGCCCCCGGGTCAGTCAACGGCTGGTGTTCCAATCATTTCAACGCAACCGAATGCTTATCCTTGTAGCCCGCAAGTCGCTGACCCGCCTATTGGCTGTAGCTTTCCTCTTTGGCAGTATCCATTGATATCCGGGATTACCTCTCCCGGCTTTACCGGCCATGTAATGACCACGCTCGATCAGAACGTGGTCTTTGGTGGAAACAATGTTTATCCTTTCGGGGTTCTCGGTCAGAATCCGTATGTTCAAGGGACTAACGTACATGTTCTCAATTCTGCCGTTGGTCGGGTTCATGCACTTCGGTTCACCTCGGCTTCACTGACTGGATCTCCGATAACCATTAGCTTTCAAGATACCAGCACTAATAACGTTGATAGCGCAAACGGGCTTTGTGCTAACATTCGAGCTAACCCGACATTGTTCAATGCTCAGAGCTTGCCAGTAATCTGCGATCCGGTTACTGGTGGCGGAACGATGAACGTTCAATGGGACGCTCGATATACCGACCTGATGGTAACGGACGTTTCGACTCCTCCTGCATCTATTACTGTTCCAACACTGATACGGGCGATAGATTTCATCACGATAAACTTCGGTCGATATATCCCTGGATATGCTGCTGCTCCTGGCGATGCGAGCGTCTGCATTCAGCTTGTTGGGCA